CCAGCAGATCCTGCAGCGCCTGGCCGGCATGGTGCCGTTCATGCCCGGCAAGCAGGGCGAAGCCGACCTGCTGACACCAGCCCAGCCCGATGCCCCCGCAGCGCCCGCCAAGGCGCCCGCAGCCTCGCCCGTGGGCCTGCTGGCGCGCGCCCAGGTGCACTGAGCGCCGCCCATGATTCCCACGCCCCCGATGCCCCGGGGCGGCGAGCAGTTCGGTGCCTGGTTCGATGCCGAGGCGGCGCAGATCGCCGTCGACTTCTTCCCGACCTACCTGTGCCATACCGAGGCCGAGTGGTGGGGCCGCCCCTTCGTCCTGTCGCCCTGGCAGGCCGACATCATCGCCGCCGCGTTCGGCTGGAAACGCGCCGACGGCACGCGCCTGATCCGCCAGATCTACCTGGAAGTGCCCCGCAAGAACGGCAAGACCGAGTTCGCCGCCGGCATCGCGCTGCTGCTGCTGGTCGCCGACGGCGAGATGGGCGCGCAGGTCTATTCGATGGCGGTCGACAAGGACCAGGCCAGCATCGTCTTCAACAAGGCCGCCCAGATGGTGGCGCTGAACGAAGGCCTGGCCCGCGCGGTCGAGACCTACAAGACGTCGCTGTACGTGCCGGAGCTGGTGGGGTCGTTCAAGCCGCTGTCCGCGCGGCCCGGTTCGAAGCATGGATTCTCGCCCAGCGGCGCGGTGGCCGACGAGATCCACGAATGGCCGACCGGCGAGGTGCACGACGTCGTGCACAAGGGCACGGCCGCGCGGCGCCAGCCGCTGGAAGTGCTGATCACAACCGCCGGCCAGCCCGGCGAAGGCTATGGCTGGGAGATGCACGAATACGCGCTGGCCGTGCTGGCCGGCGACGTGACCGACCCGACCTTCCTGGCCGTCATCTTCGCAGCCGACCCGACCGAAGACTGGACCAGCCCGGAGACCTGGCAGAAGGCGAACCCGAACTTCGGCATCTCGGTGAAGCCCGACTTCCTGGCGGCCGAGGTGGCGAAGGCCCGCGGCAAGATCGATCGCGAATCCGACTTCAAGCGCTTCCACCTGAACCTGTGGAACGCGCAGAAGGCCGGCGGGCTGGACATGGCGCAATGGGATGCCTGCCGCGTCCGCCCCGTCACGCTGGAAAGCCTGGCAGGCCGCGAGGTGTGGGGCGGGCTCGACCTGTCCAGCACCGAGGACCTGACCGCGCTGTGCCTGGTCGCCCACGCGATCGACGGCCCCGGCATCGACGTGTGGTGGCGCTTCTGGCTGCCGCGCGGCACCGCGCCCGATGCGCTGGCCGAGCGCGTGAAGCGCGACCGCGTGCCCTACGACCGATGGATCGAGGAAGGCCTGGTGATCGCGACGGAGGGCGACGCGGTGGATTACGACGCGGTGCGCGCCGCGATCACCGGCGAGGTGCTGCACGAATCCCACCCCGGCCCGCCGATCATCGAGATCGCGGTCCTGAAGGAACTGGCGATCGACCGCTGGAACGCGATGCAGATCGCCACCCAGCTGCAGGGCGATGGCGTGGCGGTGAAACTGTTCGGCCAGGGCATGCAGTCGATGGCCGCCCCGACCAAGGAATTCCTGCGCCTGCTCAAGGCCGGCGATATGAACCACGGCGGCAACAAGGTGGCGCGCTGGATGGCGCAGAATACCGAGCTGCTGCACGACGGCCACGACAACCACAAGCCGGTGAAGCCCGACCGCCGCCGCAGCGCGAAGCGCATCGACGGCATCGTCGCCGAGATCATGGCGATCGGCGTGGCGGCGTCGGCGCCGGCGCCCACCGGCAGCATCTACGACAGCGTCGGCGAGTGGGGCGACGCCCCGGCCGAGGCGCCCGCGGAACCCGAGGCGGAGGAGGTCGCGATGGACGAAGCGGCGCCCGCCCTCTCGGCCGTCATCGCCGAACGCTACGGCTACGCCGCATGAGCACCTGGCTCGATCGCGCGCTGGCGCTGGGCCGTGCCCAGCCGGCCGACCCCTCGCCCCGCTTCGTGCCGGTCTCGCCCATGGCCGCCGGCGTGCCGGTGACGCAGGATTCCGCGCTCACGCTCGCGACCGTCTTCGCCTGCGTCCGCGCCATCGCCGAGGACATCGCCGGCCTGCCCTGGCAGGGGCTGCGGCGCAACGGCGAACGGCGCGAGCCGACCGACGACATGGACGCGCTGCTGAACGTCTCGGCCAGCGAGGAGGTCAGCGCCTTCGACTTCCGCGCCGCCCTGCTGTCGCACGCGCTGACCTGGGGCAACGGCTATGCCGAGATCGTGCGCAACGGCAAGGGCCAGGCGCGCGAGCTGGTGCTGCTGACGCCCGAGCGGGTCGATCCCCGCCGCGACGCCATGGGCCGCCTGGTCTACGAGGTGGCGCAGCCGAACAGCGGCGAGCGCGTGACGATTCCCGCCGCCGACATGTTCCACGTGCGCGGCCTGTCGCGCGACGGCATCCGCGGCTATTCGGTGGTGGCGCAGGCGGCGATGACGCTGGGCATCAACCTGGCGCAGGATTCCTTCGCGGCATCGTTCTACGGCAACGGCGCGCATCCTGGCCTGGCGGTCACCGTGCCGATGAAGATGTCGGCCGAGGCGATGAAGTCGCTGCTGGACCGGCTGAAGAAACTGGTCGGCGGCCCCCGCCGCGCCTTCAACCCGCTGGTGCTGGATGACGGCAGCAAGATCGAGCGCGTCACCGTGCCGCCGAACGAAGCGCAGTTCCTGGAAAGCCGCCAGTTCGGCGTGGAAGAAATCTGCCGCTGGTTCCGCGTGCCGCCGCACAAGGTGGGCCACCTGGAGCGCGCGACCTTTTCCAACATCGAGCATCAGGGCCTGGACTACGTCACCAGCGCCCTGCTGCCCTGGTGCCGCCGGCTGGAAACCGAGGCCGACCGGAAACTGTGCTTCGGCTATGTCGGCGACCGCACGAAGCTGAACCTGGCCGCGCTGATGCGGGGCGATTCCACGGCGCGGTCGAACTTCTACACGCGGATGCGCCAGCTTGGCGCCTTCAGCGTGAACGAGATTCGCGCGTTCGAGGACATGAACCCGATCGGCGCCGATGGCGACGTCTATGTGATGCAGTCGCAGTTCGTGCCGCTGGAGAAGCTGGGCGAGGACCCGAAGCCGGCGCCCGCGCCGCAAGCGCCAGATCCCGCCGCCGACCCCACCGGCAACCAGCCGCAGGAGTAGCGATCCCATGCCCTGGCGCCTGAATCCCCTCGCGGCCGGCGAGACGCTGGAGCTCGTCATCCACGAGCCGATCGGCGAGATGTGGGACGGCACCGGCGTGTCCTCGAAGAAGGTGATCGAGGCGCTGAACAAGTTCCCGCGCGCCAAGGAAATCCGCGCCTTCATCAACAGCCCCGGCGGCTTTGCCCACGACGGCATGGCGATCTATTCGGCGCTGAACCGCCACCCCGCCAAGGTCACCGTCGAGATCGAGGGCGTCGCCGCCTCGGCCGCCAGCATCATCGCCATGGCGGGCGATGCGATCCGCATCGCCGAATCCGGCTTCGTGATGATCCACGATGCCTGGGGCCTGGTGATCGGCAACGCCCAGCAGATGCGCACCGCGGCCGATGACTTCGATCGCCTGTGCACCAGCATGGCCGATGTCTATGCCGCGCGCAGCGGCCAGACGGCCGAGGCCGCGCGCACCGCGATGCAGGCCGAAACCTGGTTCACCGGCAAGGAAGCCGTGGCCTGGGGCCTTGCCACCGAACTTGTCGCGAACAAGAAGGCCGCCGCCTGCGCGATTCCGCCGCAGCTGCGCGCCGCGTTCTCCCGCCTGCCCGACGCGGTCGCTTCCGCGCCGGTGGTCGTGCCTGCCGTCAAGCGAGCGGCCGGCGGCACGATCGATAAGGTCGCCGCCCGCATGGACGCCGTTCTCGCCGCGCACCGCGCGCGGCGCATCGGTGCCTGACGGACCGATACGGCGCCCCGCGCCGCTTAACCCTGACCCCGAGGAGAGTTTCAGCGATGCCGCTCACCTATGAGCAGATGATCGCCGAGCGCGAGGGCGTGCACGCCGCCGTCAACGCGCTGAAGGCGACGATCCAGGCCGAAGGCCGCGAACCCAACGACGAAGACCGCAAGCTGCTGGATGACCTGTCCGGCAAGTTCGATTCGCTGAGCGAGGACATCGCCCGCGAGGAGAAGGTGCAGGCCCAGGCGGCGCTGCTGGAAAAGCACCGCGCGCGCAAAAGCGAGCCGAACCCGGTTGCCGCCGCCGCCACCGTGGCCGCCCAGCCGCGCGGGAAACTGTTCAAGAACTTCGGCGACTTCGCCATGTCGGTGCGCCAGGTCGCGGTCAGTTCCGGCGCCCGCGTCGATCCCCGCCTGCACGCGCTGGAGCCGATGGCGGCCTCGGGCGACTTCATCGGCACCAACGACGGCTTCCCGATCCCCGACGACATCCGCACCGACATCCAGAAGGCGTTCGAAGCCGGCGATTCCATCGTCGGCCGCTGCCTCACGCTCGATACCGCCAGCAACGAGATCAGGCTTCCGGCCTGGGAACAGATCCCGGGCACCGCCAGCGCGCTGCAGGTCTACTGGACCGCGGAAGGCGCACAGGTGACCGAGCAGAGGGGCGCGCTTGGAGAGTTCCGCGTGCCGCTGCACAAGCTGATGGCGGTGATCGCGGTCAGCGAGGAATCGCTCAGCGACGCGCCGTTGCTGGATTCGTTCCTGCGCCAGGTCATCCCCGAATTCATGGTGGATGAGGTCGACAACAAGCTGATGTTCGGCACCGGCGTGGGCCAGCCGCTGGGCGTGCTGAACGCCCCCGTCACCATCACGCAGTCGAAGGAATCGGGCCAGACGGCCGATACCATCAACTTCCTCAACCTGCGCAAGATGTGGGGCCGCATGCACCCCAAGGCGCGGGCCACGGCGGTGTGGCAGGTGGGCACCGATGCGGAATCGGCGCTGATGGACGTGGCCTTCGAAGTGAAGGCCGGCGGTACGCCGGTGGGCGGCCATGCAGTGTATCTGCCGCAGGGCGCGATCGCCGACCGGCCGTACGGCACGCTGTTCGGCCGGCCCGTGGTGGTGACGCACCACAACCCCACCATCGGCGACCTGGGCGACATCATGCTGGTCGACTGGAGCCGCTATGGCGTGGGCCGCAAGGTGGGCGGGGTGCAGATCAGCACCTCGATGCACCTGTGGTTCGACCGCGACAAGCAGGCCTTCAAGTTCACGTTCCGCGTGGGCGGCCAGCCGCTGCTGTCGAAGGCGATCGCCCAGCGTGGCGGCGGCAGCACGCTGTCGCCCTTCGTGATCCTCGAAGCCAGGTAAACGGCCCGCAGACGGCGGGCGCGCGCTCCGCGCGCTTGCCTCGGCCTTCCGGCTGTTCGGCTTCGCCTCGCGGCGGGCAGGCTGCTGCCCGCCGAATGAGCCGTACCCATTCCGAAAGGAGTAGCTCACCATGTCTTCCCGCGAATTCATGATGGCGCACGACATCCGCCCCATCATCATCCCGGTCGATCTCGCCACGGCCGACAACACCGGCATCTTCCAGCCCGTGCGCAACTATGCGCGCGTCGCCTTCGTCTACTTCGCCGATCCGGGCACGGCCAGCCAGGACGTGACGCTGACGCTGCGCCAGGCGACCGACACCAGCGGCACCGGCGCGAAGAACCTCAGCGCCGTCAAGAAGGCCTATGTGAAGGAGCACGTAAGCACGCTGCCCAGCGACTTCACCGAGGTCACGCAGGCGGCCGCCGCCACCTATGTCAGCACCACCGGCGGCGAATCGATCGAGCTGGTGGTGATCGAGGTCGACCCGGCCGACATGGACGTGGCCAACGGGTTCGACTGCATCAGCCTGAACATCGCCGACCCCGGCGCCACCGCCGGCAAGATCGGCTGCGTGCTGATGATCGGCCAGCGCGCCCGCTACGCCGATACGCGGCCAAGCGCAGCCGCCTGACGGCGGCTGCCTTATTGGTGCGCCCTCAGTCGGCGGGCGCGGCCTCCGGCCGCTTGCCTCGGCCTTCCGGCTGTTCGGCTTCGCCTCGCGGCCCGCGGGGCGCGGGCCGAAGGGGGCGGCGCGTTTACGGCTGAGAGGGAGGTCGGTTCATGCCGCTGATCCTCCTCTCGCCGCCGGCGGTCGAGCCGGTGACGCTGGCCGACGCAAAGGCGCATCTGCGCATCGACCATAGCGACGACGAAGCCGTGATCGAGGGCTTCATCGTCGCGGCGCGGGACATGGTGGAAGCCGCCACAGGCCGGGCCCTGATCAGCCAGACCTGGCGGCTGGACCTGGCCGGCTTCCCCGCCTGCGACGGCGCCATCGACCTGCCCAGGCCGCCCACCGCCTCCGTCACCTCGATCGCCTACACCGACGCGGCCGGCGCCACGCAGACCATCACGCCATCCGACTACAGCCTCTCGGCCGATGCCGGGCCACGCGCCGCCGCTGCGCAGATCGTGCCGGCCTACGGCATCTACTGGCCCGCCACGCGCGACCAGGCCAACGCGGTGCGCATCACCTTCGTCGCCGGCTACGGCGCAACGGGCGCTGCGGTACCTGCCGCGCTGATCGCCGCCATCAAGCTGCACCTGGGCGACCTGTACGCCAATCGGGAAGGGAGCGGTGCCGTCGAGATGCTGCCGAACCCCACCATCGATCGCCTGCTGGCCGCCTATCGCGTCGCCTGGTGGGCCTGAGCCATGTCGTTCCAGTGGTTTCAGCGCGCCGGGTTCGTCGTCGGCGGCGGTGGCGGCGGTGGCGGTGGTGCAGCCGCCCAGCTGTTCGGCTTTGGCCGCAGCGCCCGCCAGGTCGGCAGCGACCTGCCGACCACCGCCGGGCTGCTGGTGCACCTCGACGCCTCCGAGCCGCTGGCCTATCCCGGCGAGGTGCTGCCCGACAATGGCGCCACCGTCGATGGCCTGGTGCCGTCGAGCCTGGCCGCCGGCGGGGCCACCGAATGGGGCGCCTTCAACCGCCCGACCTTCGCCGCCGACTTCGACGGGGCCGGCCGGAAGGCGCTGCGCTTCACCGCCGCCAGCGCGCAGCTGCTGGCGATGCCCTACGCGGTCGGCTCGGTCGGGCCGCTCCGCCAGCTGAACCTGGCGACCACCATGTTCGCCGTGCTGCGCGTGCCGGCGACCGTCGCCTCGACCCAGCGCGTGGTCAACTTCTCCCGCTCCGCCTGGACCGATGGCACCTCGCTGTCGATGGGCTTCATCCTGACCGCCACCCAGATCATCTGGCGCATGCGGGTGACCACCAACAACACCGATGGCGTGGTCGCCAGCGCGCTGGCATCCGGCGAGACCGTGATCCTGGTCGGCCAGCACGGCGCGACCAGCTACAACAACCGCCTGTCGCTGCGCCGCGGCGGCAGCACCACGGTGGCCACCGCCACCGCCACCAACGATGCCGACTACCGCTTCAGCAACTATCCGGACCGCGCCTATCTCGGCGGCGGCAAGAACGCCACTGGCGACGTGGTGGGCGATCACTTCGACGGCTGGATTGCCGAATTCGGGCTGTGGAACAGCCTGCTCAGCGATGCCGATGTCACCGCGCTGATCGCCTCGCGCATGGCCAAGTGGGGGGTATCCTGATGCCAACCAGGCGGATCGTGCTGTGCGGCCAGTCCAACGCGGGCTATCCCTGGACGCCCGACGGCGTCTGGCAGGACACCTTCAAGCCGATCGTGCAGGCGATCGTCGATCCGGGGGTTGCCAGCGGCATCACCTGCGACCTCACCGCCGGGCCGATGGACGGGGCGACCGCGCCGACCAGCCAGGGCACGCTCTGCGGCGGCACCGGCGTCTGCATCGGCTTCACCGCGATGACCGAGACCGCGGGCTACATGGGCACCGCGTCCACCGACACCTACATCAACCCGCGCCAGCCCTCGCATGGGTCCTTCGGCCCCTCCGACTGGGCGACCTGGCCGCTGACCAACCGCGGCGAGGGCATGCGGCTGTTCCTGGCCGGCCGGTCGTCCGGCGAGAAATCCGAGGCGGCCGCGATCCTGCACCACCACTGGGAATGGGACGGCTACGGCGCGGCGACGGCGAATGCGTCCTGGGTCGCCGGCGACCTGCGCGTCCTGGAATACGGGCTGCGGCGGCAATACGCGATGGTCCGCGGCGAGCTGGGCAGGTCCGCGGCCGAGACGCCGATCTTCTTCGCCTGCCCCGGCCCCCTCAGCAACCGCGCGCAGGGCGAGGAGGGGTCGATCCCGATCGCCGGCTACCAGTATCTCCGCCGCGTCTACGAGCGGCTGGCGGCGGATACCAGTTTCAACGCCCGCGTCCTCGATGCCTCGTTCATGGATTCCGACTGGGATCGCGAATGGCTGGTCGACCAGACCGGCGGCCAGTATGGCCCGCACGGCAACATCACCGACTACCGGCAGATGGTGCGCCGCGTCGCCTACGAGGTCGGCAACCTGCTCGGCCCGGCCTGGAACCCCACGGGCTGGGCGGGGCTGACGCGCAGCCCGGCCAGCGGCCCCCGCGCCTACCATGCGCAGTGGATCGACGCGACCACGGTGGATGCCTGGATCGCCCACGACGGCGGCACCGACATGGCGCTTGCCGGAACCGCAACCGTGGGCTGGCACGTCACCTATGACGGTCAGGCGATCGCCGTCAGCGGGGTGTCGGTGGCGGCGCCGAACCGGCTGCGGCTGACGCTGGCATCGTCCTGCCGCTGCGCCGAGCAGCTGCGCATCGGCTTCGCGACGCTGGGCCGGCGGGTGCGCCTGGCCAACAAGACCACCGACAACCGGACGCTGGTCGACAGTGGCCGGCTGGTGCCTGCGGCGCTGTCCGGCGCGCAGCGGATCGACGGCCAGTTGCAGCGCAACATCTTCATGCTGCCCGTGGTGCGCACCGCGCCGCGGGCGGTGCTGTAGGGGAGGTTCCCTGGATGTCCAACCTTGGCTCCGACATGCGCGCCGCCCTGGCCGGCCTGTTTGCCGGCAGCGCGGCATCGGCCTTCGCCTCGCCCTTCCACCTGCGCTTCGGCGGCGGCTACACGCGCGATGGCGTCACCGGCGAGCCGACGCCGGGCAGCAACGGCTACGCGCGGCCGAGCATCACGCCCGCGAACCTGGTGGCGTCGGTCGGGCTGGAAACCACGGTGACGCTGAACCAGGGGGTGAGCGTCGGGCCGTTCACCGCCAGCCTGGGCACGCAGCGCGCGGTCTCGCTGCATGACGCCAACGGCAAGTGCCTGGCCGCCGGGCCGATCACGGCGCTGGTCTTCGACAACGGCGCCACGCGCAGCATCGCCGCGGGCGCGATCACGGTGACGCTGGCATGAAGGACGCAGCCGCGCTGCTGGCCGCCGCGCACGAGATTGCGGGGCGCAATGGCAAGATCTGGGTGACGCTTGCCGACCTGCGGGTTGCACTCGACGCGCTGCCTGAGGTCGAGGCGCCACCCGCCCAGCCACCCGCCCAGCCTCCCGCCCAGCCGCCCGACCTGGGCAGCGACACGGAAGACCTGGTGCGGATCAAGGCCGTGGCGCGCCGGCTCGCGCAGACGCTGCACACGATCCGGCACAGCTACGGGTCGAGCATCGACGCCGAATGGATGCGCCGGCAGGCGGCATTGGGGCTGGGCTACTTCCCCACCGGCTGGCAGGCGTGGCAGTTCGAGTGGCCGGGCGGCGAGAACTGGTACTTCGTGGTGCCCGATCCCGACCAGAACTTACCCGTGCGCCTGACCAAGTCGCTGCCGGTCGAGCCGCTGGCGGCCGACGCCGGGCCGCTGGCGACGCTGCGCACCGGCGAGGCGGTGACGGTGACGCTCAGCCCCGTCGACCGCGGCGCGCTGGAGGCCGGCTGATGCGGCGCGCGCTGACCGACGCCGACCGCGCCCACCTGATGGCGATGCGCCACGACCACGGCGCCCGGCTGCGCGAGATTGCGCGGCATGCGCGTCTTCAGGCGGCGCGTGACCTGCCGCACGACACGGATGAGCGTCGCGCCCGCTTCGCCGACCTGGCACAGCGTGCGGAAAGGAAGGCGGCCGAGTGGGAGGCGGCGCATGCCCGGCCGGCGGCGTAAACCCGAGGGGGTCGGCACCAAGGTCGAGGACAGCCTGGTGCGCCACCACTATCTGCCCGTGGTGCGCGCCCTGCGGCTGCCCGGCGCCGCCGCGCTGCTGCCCGACCTCACACCAGCCGGCTTTGTGGCGTTGCTGGATGCCGCGCGCCAGCAGGGCGAGCGGGACGCGCTGATGCGCCTGAACCGCACAATCTGAGAGGATGCAATGCTGAACGATGCTGCCGCAGCCGGCGCCAACGCCGGCGTGGGCGCCGTGTTCGCGCCCGCCCTGCTGGATGCCATGCGGGCCCCGCGCGCGGTGCTGGAGATCGTCTGCCTGGCGCCAGACGGCGGCCAGAAGTGGCGCGAGCGGTGCGAGAACCTTGTCACGACCGCCGGCAAGACCGACATCGTTGACAAGTACCTCAAGGGCAGCAGCTACACCGCCGCCTGGTACTGCATGCTGAAGGGCGCGGGCTCCATCGCGGCGGGCGACACGCTGGCCAGCCACGCCGGCTGGACCGAGGCGACGCCTTACTCCGGCAACCGCCCCGCCATCACCTGGGGTACCACCAGCAGCGGCAGCAACACCAGCAGCGCGGTTTCCATCAGCATCAACGCCACTGCCACCGTGGCCGGCGCTGGTATCGCCAGCGTCAACACCGGCACGTCGGGAGTGCTGTACAACATGGCCGACTTCTCGGCCTCGCGCAGCGTGGCCAGTGGCGACACGCTAACCGTCGTTTTCACCATCTCGGTCAGCTGACATGCTGCTGGCCGAGCGCCTGGCGCTGAAGGATCTCGATCGCGAGCCCGATTGGCGCGTGGCCGAGATTCTGAACGCGTCGGCTGCCGAGAACGGCACGCGCCGCACCGATGTCGGCACGCGCGATGCGCGCGAGATACTGCTGTCGACCGGCGAATGGAGCGCCATCGTACTGCTGGCCAGGGCGACGCCATCCGACCAAGTGCCGGCCGCCGCGGTATCGGAAGAAACCCGGGCCGCGCTGCTGGCGCTTGCCGAACGCCCGATGTCCTGGGCCGAAGCCAACGGCATCAAGGTGGATGCGCGCGCCGTGGGTTTGGCGCGAGGGGGCGCCTGATATGCCCAACTTCGCCTCCGTTTCCTCATGGACCGCATGCACGATCACGCTTGACAGCGTGGCCAACGGGTCTACGGCAAACAGCAGCACGAATTTCGGCAACGGCACCGACCTGGACCTGTGGGGCGACGTGTCGTTGGTGCTGGGGTCGCTGACGCCGGGCACCGGTGGCTATGTAGAATTGCACCTGCGCGCACTGCTGCAGGACGGCACGAACTATGCCGATGTCTCGATGGCAACGCTGGTCGGAGTGGCCATGCTGACCAGTGGCGCATCGGCAAAGTACATAGAGTTCCGAAACGTGCTGCTGGTGCCTGGCACCTTCCGCTGGAGCATCGTGAATCGGGCCGGCGCATCCTTTGCGGCGTCGGGGAACGCGATGTACTGCCGCACCTATGCGACGGGTTGACGGCTGGTGCTGACCGCCAAGCCGCTGCACGCGGCGTTCGACCTGGCGCCGTGGGCCCGCCCCCGCCTGCACTTCGCGGCGTTGTTGACCGAGGCGGGTGGCGCGCCTGTGGACCTGGTGACCGGCCAGGCGTTGACGCCCGAGGTCACGCCGATATGGGGCGGCAGCCATCTGGGGCCGGGCGTCGACTTCAGCGCGTCGGCCGCAACGTCGGCCTGGATCCTGCGGCGCGCGCTGCCCGCCGCGAACTGGACAAACGAAGTGCTGCTGGTTACCGGCGCCTCGGTGCCGTCAAACATCGGCCTGCTGACATATGCCGGCAGCAGCATCTACGAGACCGATCGGCAACTGTACGTGCGTGGTGGCGTAGCAGGTTCTTATGCGTATACCGGCTACTCGATCAGCGCCGAGGGCGGCGCTGTCACGGCGGCGAATACGGCATTCCACCTGGGCTGCACGAACGATGCAGCCAACCTGACGACCTATCTGAACGGGGCGCAGGCCGCGCAGACGGCGGTCACGAACACCGGCTACACCGGCTACGCGCAGCCGACGATCCGCCTGGGCTATGCCGCGCTCCGGGGTGGCACGCTGGCAGACGGCAGCGGCACGATGGTGCTGGCCCTGATATGGGCCAATGCGTTGTCGCCGGCGGAAATCGCTGCGCGCGCAGCCAATCCGTGGGCTGTGCTCGTGCCCCGCATCCTGCCGCGCAAGGCTGGAAGCGCCGCAGCCGGTGGCACTGTCTACAACGAACCATCGTCCGGCGGGGTGGCTGCGGCCGAGGCCGTTGCGGTTGTCGCCACGTGCGCGGTTTCCTCCAGCGGCGCTGTGACGGGCGCGGAAACTGTCGTCGCCGCCGCCTCCTGCGTCGTCGCTTCCAGTGGCGGGGTCACCGGTGCTGACTCCGCTGCCGCCGTCGCCGTGTGGGGTCCCTCGGCCAGCGACAGCGTCACGGGTGCCGACACCGTCGCCTGCGTCGTTACCTTCCCCCCCGCGTCGACCGACAGTGCCACGGGCGGCGAGGCGGTGGCCGCCCTGGCCACGGCGAATGCCAGTGCCAGCGGCTCCGTCACGGCGGCTGATTCGGCTGGTACCGCCCACACGATGGGCGCGGCGGCCAGCGACGCCCTGACCGGCGGCGAGGCGGTGGCCGCGGTCGCGACTTTCGTCGTCTCGGCCAGCGATGCCGGAACGGTGGGTGACGGCGCGGGTACGGGTGGCGTGACCAGCGACCCCGTCTCGGGTGTCGTGACCGGTGCAGATGCAGTGACGGTTGCGGTCACGTTCGTGGTTTCCGCCAGCGGGGCGGGCAGCGCGGGCGATGCGGCTGGTACCGGCGGTGTCACGGGCGACACGGTTTCCGATGTCGTGACGGCGGGCGGGTCGGTCGCGGCGACGCTGGTTGCCTCGGTGCTTCTTTCGGTGCCGGCGGCGGTGAACGACGATGCCGAGACCGATGGCGAGGCGCCGCTGGATCCCACCGCGAACGTGGTGCGGCTGGGCGCGCGCGCCCGCGCCGCCGCGCTGTCGGTCCGGCGCCGCACCGTGGTGCTGCCATCGCGGCGGAGGGCGGCATGACCGTGATGCGCTGGGATGACATGGATGCCGCCGACGTCGACGACTTCACCATCGACTTCTCGGCCGAACTGGGCGCCGAGACGATCGCCGCCTGCACCTGGTCGGCCACGCCATCGGGCCTGACCATCGGCGCCGACAGTTTCACCGACACCACGGCCACGGTGCGCCTGTCCGGCGGTACCAGCGGCACTGACTACAGCGTGACAGCCACCGCGACGACCAGCGGCGGACGGGTGCTGCAGCGTTCGCGGAAACTGCTGGTGACGGAGCTCTAGCCCATGCCCGACAAGCCGGCTTCCGAGCCCTGGCACCTCGATCGGCGTGTCCCGATCGCGCTGATCCTCGCGATCATCGGCCAGACCGCCGGCGCGGTGTGGTGGGCCAGCACGATCAGCGGCGCCGTGGCCGACCATGCCCGGCGCGTCGCGCTGCTGGAGGCCGGCAAGGTCGAGGACGCGCGCGCCGACCGCGACAGCGCCGACCGGCTGGCCCGCATCGAGGAGCGCCAGCGCGCCTCGCAGGACTCGCTGACCGAGATCAAGCAGCAGCTGAACCTGCTGCTGCAACCCCCGCCCGCGCCACCCCGCGGCCCGTAAGGAGAGTCCCCCATGCGTATCCTCCCGACTGCCGCCATCCTGGCGGTGGCGCTGCTGCTGTGCGCCTGCACGGCCGACAGGTTCACCACGCGCTATGACACCAACGGCGACGGCCAGGTCGACCCGGCCGAGATGATCGTCGGCGGCACCACCGACGTGTGCTCCTTCTCCTTCGTCGCCCGCGCCGTTGCCGCGCAGGAGATCGAGAAATCGCGCCGCGTGCAGGGCCTGCTGGCGCTGTGCGACGAGATGGAAACGCCCCAGCCGCTGGTGCAGGCGCCCGCGAAGTGAAGGCCGCGCTGCTGCCGCTGCTG